TATATCCCTCTCAAACCATCTGAGTTCTCTGAGCCTAGCAAAGTAATACGAGAACCATTGGGTAAATCTACACGTAGCTCTGTTTCGTTAAACTTGGTGTGCGGAATCTTGGCGGTAAACTGTTTCATATAATCCCAAGCGATTGACTTAGCTTGTTTGAATGTTGGCGCAATGTAGGCAAATCTTGGGTTTTTATGTTTCGATAATAAGGCAGAACGTATGAGATGATTAATCATACACACAGTCTTGCCGAACCTTCGATGGCAAACTAATACATTCCATCTAAACCTTGATATTTCTCTATGAAGAAAAGCCTGA